CAAAAACATATTGATGTGTTACAAAGTAAAATTGCCGATAAACTGGCAGTAGAGACCAAGAGTTCCAAGTTACTACAGTTGGAATCTAAGCTGGAATCTAGAATTAAAAAAATTGATAAAGAGGTGTCCTTCTATGAGCAAAACGATAACTGTCCCACCTGTAAACAAGGAATTGAAGAATCATTTAGACAGGAACAAGTGGTTACTTTGGGCTCAACTAAACTGGAGGTCAACAAAGGACTTACAGAATTATCAGTTCAGATTGCCACAACCAATAAAAGGTTTGAAGATATACAAAACAACCTAAAACATATTACGGCACATAGTAATGAAATTGTAAAGCACAATTCTACGGTGTCTGCCATCAACCAATATGTTACTAAGATGCAGAAAGAAATTGGGGAGTTATCTAATCGTAAGGACAACCTAGAAGAAGAAAATACAAAACTAGTTGAGTTGAAGGCTGAGTTGACCGCTTTGATTAAACACCAAGAAGGACTTTCTGTTGAGAAACAATATCTGGAGTTTGCTGGTAATCTCCTAAAAGATACAGGTATTAAAACAAAGATTATCAAGCAGTATTTACCAATCATGAATAAACTGATTAACAAATACCTAACAGCAATGGACTTCTTTGTGAATTTTAATATCAATGAGAACTTTGAGGAGTCTATTAAGTCCAGACACCGTGATGATTTTAGTTATGCCAATTTCTCTGAAGGTGAAAAGATGAGAATTGATTTGGCATTACTGTTTACTTGGCGTCAAATTGCCAAGATGAAAAATTCAACCAACACCAATTTACTAATATTGGATGAAGTGTTTGATTCCAGTTTAGATACTGTGGGTACAGATGAGTTTTTGAAGTTGTTATATGAAATGGATAAGGACACCAATGTGTTTGTTATCAGTCATAAAGGTGACCAACTGTTTGATAAGTTTAGGTCTGTAATTAAGTTTAAGAAAGTTAATAATTTTAGTCAGGTAGAATAATGAGTGATATAATTAAGTTTGATACGGAAGATTCCTTAACACAAGCTACGGTAACTCCACAAGAAACAAAAATATTTAATTTAGTATCAGAAGAGCATCCAATTTTAAGAGAGGTAATGCCAGAATTTAATTTTGATAATCCTCCTGTAAATCCAAATGAGTTTGCTTCTGCATTAGTGGAAACTTGTAAGCACTATCATGGGTATGGACTATCAGCTAGTCAATGTGGATTCAAACACCGAGTATTTGTTATGGGTCACGATGATAATTATGTTGCCTTTTTTAATCCAAAATTACTTACTACCACAGGAGAATCTCATATAATAGAAGGATGCTTATCATTTCCTTTATTGGGATTACATATAACCAGAGCACAATTAATCACAGTTGAGTACCATGATTTTACTGGAACAAAAAGAGAGGCAACTTTTTCTGGTATATCAGCTCGTTGTTTTCAACATGAGCTTGACCACATGAATGGAATAGTGTATACTCAAAGAGTGAAACCAATGGCACTACAAATGGGTGTTAAAAAACGAAATAAAATGTTGAAGAACTTGAGAATAAAATAATGGCAGAACCAATTGAATTTGTAGAAAAGCAATGGGATTCTTGGATTGAAAAGAACCCACTTGGAACTTATGAACATATTGATGCAGAAAAACTAGTTGAAGTTCTTACTAAAGATTTGACCTATGCTTCTGGCATGGATGTAAAAGAATATACATTATACCAGAAATGGTGTGAGATTAAAGAAAGATATCCCGTAGAAAATGTATCAACTCTATGGGGCCAAGATGTTCAGATGATATATCCAGAACAAGAAAAACTTATTAAACAAGTTAAATCTAATTTCTGGATGCCTAAAGATCCTGATGACTATGCCAAATTACAGCCTGTTATGAAATTACATAATGGTGAGTTGGCTGAAACATGGAATGCCATCAGAACATTTACTTCAACAATGAAGAATAACTCCAATATTGGTCGTAACCTATTCTATACGATTGAAGATGAGGTTACTGGTAAATATCTTGGTGTGCTTTGTATATCATCAGACTTCTTGGATTTAACTCCAAGAGACAATGCAATTGGATGGTCAAGAGATATTAAGACTTCACAAGGCATGATTAATCATACTGCCATTGGGTCCACGATTGTTCCATTACAGCCTCTTGGTTATAATTATATGGGTGGAAAGTTATTGGCATTGTTATGTCTTGCTGATACAGTTCAAAACGATTGGAAAGAAAGATATGGAGATGTATTGGTCGGAGTTACAACCACTTCTCTTTATGGCAATACTAAGTCTAATGGTCTTTCTCAATATGATGGATTAGAACATTGGAATAAAATGGGTTTCTCCTCTGGTTCCGTGGCATTTGAACCATCAAGAGCAACTAAGAAAATGATATTTAATTGGATTAAAGAAAACCATACAAGAAAATATTTTGAATGGTGGGAAGCCAAGAACAAACAAGGACTGCCATTAAAACGTGACCATAAAAATAGGTCATTACACTTTGCTTATCCTAAACTTGGCATACCAAAAGAATTAACCCGAACAGAACATCAAAGAGGAATCTATTTCTCTCCTCTTTATGACAACACCAGCGAATATCTCCGCAAGGAGATTGGTGATGATAAACTAGTAAAGTCGTTTGATACTAGTTTGGAAGCCTTGACAAATATTTGGAAAACCAAATATGCTAAAGGTCGTATATCAATGTTGAAGAAAAAGAATACTGTTTCTTATGAAGCCTTATTCTATGATGACTTGATAAAAATGTCTTGGGAAGAAACCAAGGCAAAATATCTGACACAAGTTGGCAGATAATCAAGTATACCACAGGTATGCTTGACAATCATACTATATAATGTTATGATGGTGTCACTCGTTAACTGCGAGGATTTTTTAAATTATGAACAAGGAGTTCTATATGAAGTTATCAGCAAAAGAGAAGATGTTAGTTGCACTCAAGCAAACAGGTGGTTATAACACTTTCACCACTAAGCAAGCACAAAGGCGTTTTGGCATTACTAATGTCGCTGCTCGAATCGATGAATTACGTCAAGAAGGTAACGTAATTTACACAAACACCAAGAGTGTTGACGGTAAGAAAGTTTCTTTCTATCGTTTAGGTTCACCAACTAAAGCAATGGTACGAACTGCTTTAGCTGCCGGTTATTCACTAACTGCTTAATTAGTACCCTTTGAGGAGACCACCGAAAGGTGGCTCCTTTTTTTATTTTCTTGGAGCAAAAATGGAAATTTCAGTTAAAAAAGAAGAACTACAAGCAAAAAAATTATTTGTGGCAACTCCAATGTACGGTGGTATGAATCATGGTTTATACATGAAAGCCTGTTTAGATTTACAAGGTGTTTGCGTTCAATACGGTATTCAAATAAAATTCTCATTTTTATTTAATGAATCTTTAATTACAAGAGCAAGAAATTATCTTGTTGATGAATTTTTACGTTCAGACTCAACTCATTTATTGTTTATTGATTCTGATATTAGTTTTCAACCAAAAGATGTTATTGCTTTGTTAGCTCTTGATAGGGATGTTATTGGTGGTCCATACCCTAAGAAAGCAATTAAATGGAAGTCAGTTAAGACTGCATTAACTAAAAATCCTGATATTGATTTGGGTGTCTTAGAAAAAGTAGCAGGTGATTATGTTTTCAATCCTGTTAAAGGCACAGCACAGTTTACAGTAACAGAGCCACTAGAAGTTATGGAAATTGGTACTGGTTATATGATGGTTAAGAGAGAAGTGTTCCCTAAATTTGCAGAACATTATCCAAACTTAAAATATAAACCTGACCATGTTGGCCAAGCACACTTTGATGGTACTAGATACATTCATGCCTATTTTGATACAGTCATTGATAAAGAATCTGAAAGATATCTATCAGAAGATTATATGTTTTGTCAATGGTGGAGAAACATGGGTGGACAAATTTGGTTATGTCCCTGGATGAAAACAGCACACATTGGAACATATCACTTTCAAGGAGATATGCCTGCTGTTGCTAATTATGTTGGTGAAATGTAATGTCAAAATATGATGTGATTCTTGATGTTGTAAAGGCATCACAATCGGCCACAACAGGTGGTCGTAAATTTGATGGTGAGAAATTAGAATATGGTTTGTTACCACCATTAGCATTAAAGGCAGTAGTAGAAATACTTACCTTTGGTGCTCAGAAGTATGAACGGGATAATTGGAAGTTTGTTCCTGATTCTAAGCGTAGGTACTTTGATGCCGCACAACGGCATTTATGGGCTTGGAAAGAAGGAGAACAGAATGACCAAGAGACCGGTAAGAATCACTTGGCGCATGCGCTGTGCTGCTTGATGTTTTTGTATGAACATGATATAATGTATTCTTTAAATAATGGAGAAGTGAATGAAACTATCAAATGAAACCGTAAATGTGTTGAAGAATTTTTCAACCATCAATCAAGGTTTAGAATTTAAACAAGGCAAGACAATCAAAACGGTATCTTCTAGCAAGGCATTAATGGCAGAAGCTACTTTATCGGATGACTTTCCAGAAACCTTTTGTATCTATGACTTAAACCAGTTCTTATCGGTCAATTCTTTGTTCAAAGATAAACCAGAATTAGTTTTCGATGATGCAAATGTGGTGTTTACAAGTGGTCGAAACAAAGTGAAGTATCGTAAAACTGCCAAGAGCATGATTGTATCTGCGCCAGATAAAACTATTACATTACCTTCAGTTGATGTATCGTTTACATTGAAGGCTGAAGATTATCATTGGATTATGGATACTGCCAAAGTATTATCTTCTCCACATATTGCCATTCAATCTGATGGTGATGCAGTTGAGATTGTTACCTTTGATGCAGCAAATGATTCTGCTCACGTTAATTCAATGCAGATTGAGGGTCTCGATGGTGGTGGTAAAAAATATAAAATTGTTTTCAATACAGAAAACTTTAAGATGATTCCCGGTAGTTATGAAGTCAATGTTTCTTTTGGTGGTATCAGTCATTTCAAGAATACTAAAGATAACATTCAATATTGGATGGCATCTGAAACGAAGCATACTAAAGTAGGTTGATAGTAGTAATTTTTGAGTTGTATTATATTATGGGAGTTTTGAATGAAACATTTACTATGGGTCGAGAAGTATCGACCAGCCAAAGTGGAAGATTGTATTCTTCCGGATGCAATCAAAACCACTTTTCAAGAGTATGTCAATAAAAAAGAAATACCAAACTTATTACTTTCAGGCTCAGCAGGTGTTGGTAAAACAACAATTGCAAAAGCCCTCTGTGAAGAAGTTGGCTGTGACTACATTATTATTAATGGTTCTGATGAGTCTGGTATTGATGTACTTCGTAATAAGATTAAAAATTATGCTTCGTCTATCTCATTATCAGGTGGTAGAAAAGTAGTCATCATAGACGAAGCAGACTATCTAAATCCAAATTCAACGCAACCTGCAATGCGTGGTGCAATTGAGGAGTTCTCCTCAAACTGTTCGTTCATCTTTACTTGTAACTTCAAGAATCGGATTATTGACCCAATCCATTCTCGTTGTTCAGTCATTGACTTCAAAATCAATGGCAACAAAGCAAAGATGGCTGCTCAATTCTTTAAGAGAGTTGAGTGGATTCTAGAACAAGAAAATATTAAATATGATAAAGAAGTGGTGGCTGCCGTCATCACCAAACATTTTCCAGATAATCGTAGGATATTAAATGAACTTCAACGTTACTCCGTTTCTGGTGTTATTGATAAAGGTATTCTTTCTAATGTTACTGATGTACAACTTGATGCTTTGGTCCAAGGATTAAAAGACAAAGACTTTGGATCCGTTCGCAAGTGGGTCACAAACAACTTAGACAATGATCCAACCAAAATCTATCGTAAGTTATATGATACATTATATGAACAGTTGAAGCCAAACGCAGTTCCTCAACTGGTTCTACATCTTGCCAAGTATCAGTATCAAGCTGCATTTGTTGCTGACCATGAAATCAATATGGTGGCTTGTTTGACTGAAATTATGGTGGATTGTGAGTTCAAATGACACCATTTGAATATGTTGACCTAATTTTACATAAAACAAAAGCAGAATATGAATCTTTAGATTTTAAAGATTATGCACCATTTATTGTAAATCGTTCTTTATCATACCATGTAGACTGTGTTTTATATGTAAACGAAATGAATTTGTATCCAGAAATGGATAAAGACCTTCAATATCAATACCTTCTAAATACTATTAGGTCGATGAAACGGAAATTTCAACCGTGGCAGAAAGCATCGGCCGATAAGGATTTAGAATGTGTCAAGGAGTATTTTGGTTATTCAAATCAAAAAGCCAAAGAGGCTTTGCGGATTCTAAATGATGAACAAATCGCTGAAATAAAAGCAAATACAATAAAAGGCGGAGTGAACAAATCATGATTTTAATTACAGATTTGGTAGAGGTTACCCTAGCGGAAAAGGATGATTTCCTTAAAGTCCGTGAAACACTAACACGAATCGGTGTAGCATCCAAAAAGGACAGAATTTTATACCAATCTTGCCATATTTTACATAAACAAGGTCGTTATTACATCGTACATTTCAAAGAGTTGTTTGCATTAGATGGTAAACCAACAGACATATCAGAGAATGATTTGTCCCGTAGGAATGCTATAACAAAGTTATTACAAGATTGGGAATTGGTTAAAGTGGTAAACAATAAACAGATTGAAGAACCACCTCCAATCTTTCTATCACAAATAAAAATACTATCACATAAAGAAAAAGACGAATGGGAATTAGTTCCCAAGTATAACATCGGAAAAAAACCAGGAGCTTATTAAGTAATTGCAAAAAAATGTTATGAAAAAAATAATTTCTATTATTCTATTATTACCTTTTTTTGCTTGGCCACAAGAGCCTGTAATTGTAGACAAAAAAATATCATGTACAACTACCGAAATAGTTTTACAATCTTTAACGGAAGAATTTTTTGAAAAACCTATTTGGCTGGGTGAAGGTTCAGATTCATTATACAGTATTTTTGTTAGCAAAAGTGGCAGTTGGACCATAATACAATTCAATAATCAAATTGCCTGTGTTATAGGTGTTGGTAAATTTAGCAAACAAATATATCTTAATACAAACAGATAATATACCATTTATAGCTTGACATTCTTGTAATTCTCCTGTATAAATAAGA